AGCAATAATGCTACCCACATAGCCAGCACTAGCCCAATTATTAAGAGCTTTTTTTTGTTCTTTTGTTTTATTTGCATTACTAGTCATTTTTTTTATTATTGTTTCCATTTCTTTTTTTTCTTAAGTTTTTAATATAATCTGTTAATTGATCTACGTTATGATTCTTTTGGTATATATAGTGTTCTATTAGTGGCGTATGTGGTTCAATCTTACCACTATACTTCCACAGTTGGTCTGCAGTTTTAACAATAGGACCATTATCCTTTGTCCACTGTTGTTCTTCTTCCATTTGTACAGCTACATGATGTCTTGTTTTCATATCTATTGTTTTAATTATTAAATAGTGTGCAATTGTTGGGAGGCATACTGAAAATATAAACGCTTAATTAATATTATTTATTTCTCCCAACAATCACTCACTGTTACTTCAGCTTTTAACAAGCCATTTGTTACTATTTCTAATGCTGCTTCTTCCATTAATGATTTAATAGCTCTTTCCCAATGTGGGATATATTCATTTTTACATATAGTATCTATTTGATCATGCACAGTCATTACTATCTTAACAGGCGCATCATCATGTGTACCAATATAATCACGTATAAGTATTAAAGCTTTTTTAATCATATCAGCACTGGCTCCTTGTATAGGTGTATTTTTAGATGCACGTTCAATACTACCCAGCTCCATTGTTGATGATTTGTTGTCCCATATTCTTGGATACCAGTTGGTAAACCATCTCTTCCTATTGTAAGGAGGAAATGTTTTAATATACCCATACTTTTTACCATAGTTACCTAGTTTTTCCAAAAACCCTTTGATTGCAGGAAACGCTTCAAAGTAATCTTCAATGAGCTGCTTGCTACTATCAATATTAATATCAAGAGTGTCAGCGAGCTTATTAGGACCCATACCATAAGCGAGCCCAAAATTAATTGTTTTAACATTAGTTCTAAGTTTTTTGTGTTGGTTACATTTACATTTTTGTTTACTCTTTATATATGTACAATTATCTTCAGCTGAATCCAACCATTGATCACCATATACCAGTTCAGCGCATTTAGAGTGTAAGTCCTCATTATTCATTAATGCATTTATCCAAACTGGATCTTTGCTACCATAAGCTATGACATTTAACTCTTGCGATGAATAATCAGCACTTACAAAACTCCAACCTTGCGGTGCAGTAAAACAATTCCTAAACTTATTATCAGCAGGTATCTGCTGCATATTTGGCTTGGAAGAGCTTACCCGTCCTGTATCTAGTATTTGGTGAAAATTGGTATGGATTTTGTGATCAGCTTTCAGATTTTTAAGAAACGCATCCCCATAAGATGTGTATAATTTCATTGCCTCTTTATATTGTACGTAAGTATTAATGAGCTCATACTTATATCTATACTTGTACATTTCTTTACCGTTTACATTCTCAAGCTTAGGTATAAATGTTTTAAATACTTCTAGTACTTGTATAGGTGATGTCCATTTAACAGTTACCTTTCTTAACTCTTCAACAGGTGTAAACATATCAGATTGAATATACTTATGTATAAATCTTTTTAATCTGGTATCTTCTGTTAATGTCTGATCTAAATTAATTAGTAATTCTTCAGCTTTTAAAGTATTAGCATTTTCTAACAGTTTCCATTTCTCTGCGTCTAAATCTAAACCATTGTATTCTATGTCTGCAAATGCAAGGACAGCTGTATTCTCTAACTCAACAACTTCATTAAGTTTGTGTTGATCTATAAGTGGTAATTGCTTGTCCATTACTCCGAGTAAATATAATACATCTTTAGCACCATAAACTATTTGATCATTCCTATAAGGTTGACCTGTTAATCCAGTGAACTGATTTCGTACATCTTTATTTAACTCTACATTTAAATACTTTTTACATACATCTTTAAGCCCGTATCTTACATTGGCTTTACCACAATTTATAACTCTTTCAGTTAAGAATGTATCATATACTCTTTCACATGTTATATCAGCCCACTTTTTTATAAACTTATAATCAAATTTGGCATTATGAAAAATTTTTATGATGTCACGGCTTTCTAGCAAAGCTCTTAATGGTTCAATACTTACAATTCTTGTATCGATGACAAATTGAGCATGTTCATCACCTATTTGAAACATAATCATTTTCTTGCAGGTAAAGTCAAAGCCCTCAGTTTCAGTGTCAACACCTAATCTCTGTTTATCTTTACAATACTTCACCACATCATTTATTGTAGCTCGTTTATAATGTGGTGAAGTTATGTATACATCTGAATTGTCTACTAAATATATATTAGATGTGTCTTGTCCCATAGTTATTTATTTATATTAATAATTCTAGTTTGTCTCTTATTAAAAGAGATATGATCTCCAACAGCAATTAATGCATACTCTCCAAATGTAGCGTAGTATGTGGATCCATCTTCTAATGCTATTAAATAATAGTAAGTATCTTTATCTTTAGCAATTACTTTCTTAGTAGTGCTATCAGAATACCATCTTACTCCATCTTCTTCTATAACAGGTACTCTTGTCGTAGAACATGATGATAATACAGCCATTAAACATATGACTATTAACCCTATGTAGCTATAAAAAACTACAACAGAGCTGGTTTGGTGCGACTTCTCTTTTCTCTTCATTATTTATATTTGTTATTTTGACTTTATTCCAAAAGTCTATTATTTCTTCGTTTGAATAGTTATATCCATCTTTTAAAACATGGATGTTAAATTGTGTTCTTAATTCAGGTTTCATACATGACCCTAAATTTATTAGAAATGCTTTATGTCCATCAATTATTGGTTTATATTTAATATTGACAGGCGCATCATATCTAAATGAAAATCTGTTTGCCATAATATTTTGTTTTGGTTATTATCGTAGATCGTCGTAATCTATTTTATCGATTTGTGTTTGGTAATATTGGTCTAATTTCGCTGTTATTATAATTGATAAAATACTTATAATTAATAGAATACCAAAGAATAAAGTATGTTCTCCTAGTACAATTATTATTAGTGAGAATATGAATATTCCCATTGATAAGTATCCTAAACACATGTATAATAGTCTTAATAATATATATTTCTTTTTCATGTTAAATAGTTTAAATGTTAGTATTTGTTTTTGAATGGGCGTTGCCCGAATTGTCTCATCCTTAGTGGTTTTGATTCTTTGATTAAAAATAATAGAAATATAACAATAGTGCTCTACAAACACTATTATTATATCTCTATCATCCTACTAAAACAAGTATTAGATTAATGATGCTAACTCTTCAGTTGCATATTCTTTAGGTTGTGTTGCTGTAACATCTGTATCAGCTTCTAAATATGTATGCATGTCTGATGTGTCAGTTTCATTGTTTAACATTACAGAAGTATTGCTAAATATGTAAGCACCAAGATGAGTTAGATAATCTCCATCTTTTCCTTTTCGTTTGGCAGATGTGTCAACATTTTCATTTTGCCATTCAGTACCTTCAATTGTTTCAGTTATTCTTAATCTACATCTGATATCATTCATACTTGGATTTAAAATGTTTAAGTCTAACATTTCTCCTCTATCAGTTATGTACCATGAAGCTGTTGGACCGAAGTCAACTCCAAAATATTCTGTTGCGTCAACTGGTTCAGCAGTTACCCAAGCTCTTCTTGCATTAGAACTGAACGAATCATCTGATTTGTTTAGCATCCCTAATACATTTACATCATTTGATTGCTTAATGATTTCAGCAAATTCTAAATGAATCTTTTCATTCTTTACTTTTCTCGCACTAACTAGTAGTGTTTCTCCGAAATTTAGTGATTCTAATGAACCACTGTTTAATGTGTTTTCCATAATTTAATTGGTTTTAATGGATTAATAAAATGTTTAATAAACAGTTTAGATACATGTTTAGGTATTTAGTTTATTTAATTATTTTAATTGTTATCATTATGAAAGGTAACATAAATGTTATTCCTTGATCATAAGCTAGTCCCACTCCTACGAATGGGACTATTTCTTTTGTTATTCTAAATGTCATTAGTTCATTTGTGTTTTAAATTTCTTTTTGCCATCACAACCTTTGTAATAACCACTGCTTGCACAACTTGATAATAGTATTACTGTTGTTAATACTATCACTATAATTGTTGCTATATTTCTTTCAATATATTTCATGTTATCTATCATTTAGTGATTTATCTAACTCTGTTCTACACATATCCATTTTAAGGTCTTGTAGTTGTTTAGTTAGTGCTTTGACTTGTGTATCTAGTTCATCTACAAATGTAATATGATGTGTCTTTTCATCACTTAATTGTTCTTTTAAATCTACAACTGTAGATATTAATGAATCAATTCGTGTTGTTAATGTAGTTATTTCTACATTCTGTGTTAAGACTCTTTGTCTTAGGTATTTCTCTGTTGTCATGATTTAATGATTTTAGTTAATAGTTTTATTTGCTCTTTTAGTTGTTCTATTTCTTGTTTTTGTTCTTCTTGAATTCTTTTGAACTCTGCTTGCTCTACTTTATACTCTTCTACCAGCTGATGCCAGTGCTCGTTACTTAATACTACTTTTTCCATTGTTTTATATTTGTTTAGTTAATGTTTATTTGTGTCCACTCATCATTTCTCAACTGGGCTTGTGACCAGTATTGCTGATTTAAACACAAGTAAGGGGATTATCAGTCCCAGAGGTACAACCATCAGTCATAACAACTGTAAATCTCGATACTTACTATACATCTCCCGATGTACTCTTATAATAACTAGTCCACATGGATGTCATCATTACATTGAATAGCTCACTATAAGCTACAGCATACTACCATCAGTCAAAGGCGTGACCTCATAGATAGTTTAGTATCATACGAACAATAGATTAATTATTGTTTGTTTTATGTCCTCTTGATATGTCCAACTGTTAAGTTAGTGACACATGAACATTAGTTCACATGTATTCGTCTGGATGACTACACATCACTGTCTACCCTTGCTCGCACAAGTATTAGCGACAGTTCTTACTCTAAAGAGACTTGCAAATCTCCGTTTGTTATTCTTTATCCCAAACTTTAAAATACTCTTGTTTAGGTTTTAAACCTTGTCTAACACATTTTACAAATTCTTCATCTTCACATTGTTCTAGTAAAATGTCTATTTTATTTAACATAGCATTTGCA